CTACGAATCTTATCAGATGTATCAGCAATTACTGAATCAATTTCTGACATTCAACCATATTCAACTCCATCAGGAGTAACTTGAGATGCACGTTTAGTATCTGCATTATTAACTTTTTGTCGTAGGTGACGCATACCTCCATTAGTATTCATGTCTAATCAGTTTAACTGCTTTCAACATTTAGTTTTTAAAGGAGTAAGTTTACCTTCTGCAGCGCAAGTTAATAAAGAACGATAACCTCTATTAGTTATATAAGGTCTTACTGCTAAACAAGCAACAATCTCAGATAGTCCAATACCACGAGCTTTTAATATAGCTACATCTTTATGTAGTCTTTCAGCCATTTCAACATAATGAAAGAATTCATATTGTTTAGCTAGGAATGTTGGGAACTTTTCGTTACGACCTGCACCACCTCTAGCCCCTTCAGAAATAACTTCCATTCTATAGAAATTTAAAAAGAAATAATGATCTCCTGTAATTCTATATTTACCAACTGTATAACCCTCAGTACAACGTTTATATTGTTCTTTTCAGAAATCATTATAAGGTTTTGAATCTGCAGGATATTCTGTATATGATCCAGTTCTATCATAAATTTGAGCTAGTTCATTAAAAGGAGTAGGATCAAAATCTAAACCTTGAGTTTCATTAATTGGTCGATATCCAGTTAATTCATATGATAACTCTGGATCAAAGTAAAGTACATCTTCGGTGACCGCCACATCTCACAAACCATCTCTCTTTTTATAAAAATCAGTTGCAGTATACTCAAATTGTTCTGTAGTGTCTTCCTTCTGATCTCCAAGCATTTCTTGTAATTGCTTTTTTAATTCTTCTTCAAATTTATCTGAAAAAGATTGAGGAGTTGGTTCAGGATCTTTTATTGATTCTCTAAGTTCTTTATATTTCTCTTTAGCTGTTTTCTTTCTTTTGACTTCTGATTCTTCTTTATTTTTTATCTGTTCAAGCATTTTTTTACGTGCTTGAGACATTGAAGATTTAATTGTCTTTACCATACTTAACTATCCATAAATCCAGGTTTTACATCACCTCTATTTTTAGCATTGGATTGCATTTGATCTTTTTTATAATTAAGCTCAAGTTCTTTTAATTTATCTGCCATAACTCCAATACTAGCAATATCAGCTAATACATCTTTTGCCTTAAAGATAGGTTTACTATTATTATCTCTCTCTTCAAGGTCTATATTATCTAAAGATACTCTCATTTTTTCAAGAGTTCGATACGCTGTTTTTATAAGGCTAAGTATTCTAGAAGAATCTTTGATTTCCATGTATTTTCTAACTGCTGCATGGAAGACTGGATCGTCTCATTCTTCTTGAGTTAATCCAGAATCTTCCATAGCTGCATCATGCTTTTGTCTCTCTAAGTATTGTTGATATGGACTTTTCCAGTCACAAAACAACCATATATATTTAAATTCTCTTCAAGCTCTTAACCTCTTTGTTCCTTTTGGATCTTCTTTACATTTATTTCTTTCTGTATCTCACAGCGCTGCAAACTCCTTTATTAATAGTATTTCGTATTCGTTAATCTTTAGATTACATGTTACATTATCATAAAGGAATAAATCTAGCATTACTTTTTATTTAATTTTTCTTTTTCCTCTTTTGTAGGTTTGTAATTATTGTCTTGAACCCTCTGAAGCGCATTTCCTGAAGGAGTATATACTCCAGAAGTACGATAATACAATGTATCTCCAGGTATTGCTTGAGTTCCTAAATATGGATTTTCAAAAGTTGGGGCAATTACATGTCTACGAACAGAATCAATTAACTGATTATTTGTTCCTGGAATCATACCCGTAATAATCATTTCCTTATCAATTACACCTCTATCTGTTAGATTACCTACATTATTAACAACAGTGTCTCGTTTTATTTTAGGAATTATTTTTCCTTCAGCAAATTTTTGTGCTCCAAACTTTGATTGGAGTTCTTTATATCTATTACTTACAGGAGACGACCGTCTCAATCCTAAAAATCCAAGAATTCCAGAATCATCAATATTACTATCTACTCTACCTCCAACCCCATTATGTATATAAAGAGTATCTTGTTTATTTGGAGATACTAATTCTGATGTTGTAATATTATTTCTAGTAATTTGTCTTAAACCAACTCCATTAGGCAATACTGTTTGATTAACTCCAGGTTTTAAACTTCTGGCAACTTGTGCTCCATTATGTACTCATTTATTAGGTCCATATTCAAATAAATCTACTCCATGAAACTCCTTACGAGTTTTATCAGATTTTCTTTGAGAAGTTTTACCTCCTTCTTGGAAAAATGAACCAAGGTTTCTTGGATTGATGCGGTGTTCAACAGGAATAGATCCTAAAGTAGCATTATTTCCATAATTAACCGACATACTTCTAGGTCCTACATATCTACTATCAAACCTATTAGGATTACCTAAATTAGATGCTACTATATAATCACTATACAAAGGATTAGTTGCAACTAGTTCTTCATTCATATTTGCTGGTCTAATTCCTTTAGCTGCAGACATTCCAGCTTCTTCTGCTCCAGAAATATTTCTTGATCCAAGATTAGATTGTGGAAGATTTGGTTTCTTAGGAGCAGGTCTTGTTGGAGCCAATTGAGTTCCATATAACTTTCCATTTCAAGTAAAGTTAGTAAGCCCTGCACTCCTAGCTGCTGCAAAAGCTTGATTAAAATTACCTTGAGATAAATCAGGAGTAACATTAGTTTGCACATTTACTTTAGGAGTAACTCCAGTTTTCATAGATACTCCAAAAGATAAAGGTTGAGAAACAATCGAATCTTCAGTTTTTGTTACCTTAGGTTTAGAATTATCTCCTACAATATTTTTCATTGCAGCTGCTTTAACTTCTCTTCTACTTAATCCAAGATCTTGATCCTTAATAGCAGATTTCATATTTCTATATGCAGTGCGATTGAATTTAGAAGATTTCTTACCTTCTTTTACAACCTTTTTATTTTCTTTACGCTCATTCTTTGCAGATCCTCCATCCTTAAATTTATTAACAAGATAGGCAAGTTTGCCTCCTTGTTTAAACATTCCTGCAGATTGCTCTTGTTTAAATTGGTTAATCAATCCAGAAATAGTGTTCATACCATCTTCTGTTTGTGCTAATTCATTTAGTTTTCCTACAATTTCTTCAGGAGTTTTATTTTGAAATTCTTCTACTTTAGATGGAAGTCATTGAACAAATTGCATTAATTCTTCTTGTTCCATGATGATATTGTTTTATTATTAATGTCTGTTGTAGAGCAAGTAATTTCAAATTTATTATATTTAGGATCTAAAGGTTGTGAAGGATAAATCCAAATAGGAGTAGTATTTGGAGTAGTTGTAATTGTATAATTCTGTCCTTCTAAAAACTCTTTAATTTCAGCTACAGTACCTTCTATTGTTATACCATTACTTAAATAAGCTTTCATAGTTACTTGTTCTTATAAAATTTTAAATCTTTTGTTGAGAATACTGCTTCACGTAAAACCATATTCCTATCAAACCATCTACATTTAATACCTTTAAAGATATTAGTTATTTCATTACCATGTTTGTATGATTGTGTAATTTTTTCTACTACATACATAACAGGAGATATAAGTTCACCATGTTTTAAAGTGACTATATCTCCTGGGTTAAAAAACGTTTTTTCAATTTCGTTTATCATATTATTCTTTGTCCTTTTCAATTACTCGACATATAATATTTTGTTCACTGATAGCGTAATAACCTATATTATTGAATGGAACAGGTACTACAGAATTTCTGTAATATATATCCTCTCCAGGTTTTACGTATTTACATTCGGGTCCTGCAGAAATAACAGTACCACACGCAATGAATTGTTCGGCTCTCTCCATCTCGCCAGTATCATCAGACTTATATGTATCTGCAAAAAGATCTCCTGCAGATAAAATTAAACCTGAAGCACTTGTTTTAATTTCTCTATAAGGATTTTTTTCAAACGGTTTTATAATAACAGTATATCCAGTTGCAGCTACTTTCATTTTAGATGCGTCTTTAGCGCCTTTGTTTAATTCAAGTAATCTATTTGCTGTTAAAAGCTGTTCTTCTTCCATTTTTTTATTGTGAGCAGCAATTTCCTCAGGAGTTAACTCCTTCGTTTCATGTTTAATATTTGCTCCCATAAGATGAACTCCCATTTCTTGCATGTGTGCATTTCCTAAAAGATTTTTTCCCATAATCATTTACATTTTTAAATTTAACTTATTATCATTTATTTACTAAGCATCTTGCATGTGCAAGTCTTGTTTTTGCAGATAATCTACATCCGCATCCTTTTCTATATCCAATTTTTGGTCTATCTGAATAGTCTGTTTTATTATTTTCATTAATATATAATCTAGGATTACATATCGGACCCATTGGTGTTTCTTTGTATAATGGACATTCTTTACAAACTGCTAATCTTTTTTCAGATAAGTCTTCGTTTTTATTAATTGCTTCATTAACATGTCCACTAATAATATCTATTAGTCCCATAATTAAAATACTATAGGTTTATCTAAATCTAATTCAGATTTAATCTTTATATCTCTTTTATAATGTTTTAACATTGTTTCTACATCTGATTTTAAATAATCACATTCATGTTCTGTAATATGATTACTATGATCTATATGTATTAATACTAAAC